GTGCAGCGGGCAGTGGTCGACGGGTTCCGTCTGCCAGGTCAGACCGACACGGACGACGAGATGTGGGGCTTCTGGCAGTCCAACAACCTCGATACCGAGTTCCCGCTGGCAGTTCAGGACAAGCTCACTCTCGGCCGCGCCTACATGATCGTCGGTTCCGCAGACCGCCGGGGCGATCCTCCCGTGATTACGCCCGAGTCGCCGTTCAACTGTGCCGTGCAGTGGGATCCACGAACGCGGTCAGTGACGGCTGCCTACCAAGCCTATGAAGCCGAGGGCGCCTACGTCGGCGTTCTATACCTGCCGAACGCCACGGTCTACATGTCCCGGACGCAGCAAGCGTCATGGACGGTGGATCATCGTGACGAGCACAACCTCGGTGCCGTGCCAGTGGTCCGGTTCCCAAATCGGGCGCGTACCGCCGACCGTGAAGGCCGCAGCGAGATCACGCCTGCGGTTCGGAACATCACGGATGAGACCTGCCGCACCCTGCTAGGCATGGCGATCGCGCGGGAGTTCTACTCGGTCCCGCATCGTTACGGTCTGGGATTGTCCGAAGAGGACTTCCGCAACCCCGATGGCTCGGCAAAACAAGCCATCGAGATGGTGATGAGCAACTTCATCGCCTTCGAGCGCAACGAACGCGGCGACATACCGTCAGTCGGTCAGTTCCAGGCTTTCGACCCGTCGGTCTTCACGAAGATCATTGAGTCGCAGGCGCAGCTCCTGTCGTCCTTCACCGGCTACCCACCGTCCTACTTCGGCATCAACGCGACCGCGAACCCGGCGAGCGCCGACGCCATCCGGTCGGCGCAGGATCCGCTGAACCGCAGAGCCAAGGCGGTCAACGGAGAGTCCTCCGATCCGCTGGAACAGGTAATGCGCCTGGCTTGGCGCATCGCACACAATGGCGCCGACCTGCCGTCCGCGATGCTGCGAATGGAAACCGACTGGCAGCCGGTGGAGGTCTCAACGCCAGCGGCGACAACGGACGCATTGTTCAAGCAGACCCAGATGGGCGCCGTGCCGCCTACGTCGGATGTCGTCCTGGCGCGACTCGGCTACTCGGCAGTCGAACGCGCCAGGCTCGTCCAAGACCGGGCGCTCGACGCTGCTGCATCCGAGCTCGCCGAGCTTGCACAGTCGCTCGAAGCCAAGGAAGCGCGAACCGACAAGAGCGTCATCGAAGACCTCACGGCCGAGGGCGATCCGACACCTCAAGCCGGGCCGGGTCAGATCGTCGTGCCTGCCCACGTCCGCAAGAAGCCCATTCCGCCGGCTTCCTAGATCGCCCTCGTCCTCACGCGAGGGTGCGGCGAACCCTGCCGCAGTAATCCCACGGCCCGCCCGGAGCGGGCGTCACGATGCCCTGGAGGCACCCCGAATGACCGAAGCTGCCCCCGAACAGCCGCAAGCACCACAGCCCACAGAGACGCCTACCGCGAAGCCGACCCTGGCGGACAGCCTCGCAGCACTCGACGACGACACCAGGAAGTTCGTGCTGGGTGAGGTCGAAAAGGCGCGCACCGAGGCGAAGGGGCTCCGCGCCCGCGTCAAGGATCTCGAGCCGAAGGCCGCTCAGTTCGACCAGATCAAGACGGAACAGCAAACGGCTGAACAGCGGGCACAGCAGCAGGCTGAGCAGGCGCAGCAGCGGGCAGTTGAAGCTATGCACAAGGCGGCTCGCACGACGGTCAAGGCCGCACTGACTGGCGTCGTCGATGACCCCGAGTTGGTCATCGACGACCTGAACATCGCCAAGTTCGTTACAGACCACGGCGAGATCGACGAGGACGCCATCACGGCGCTTCGTGAACGGTACGCAGCCCTCGGAGGCGGCAAGCCACGCATTCCGGTTCCGAACCCCGCGCAGGGCGCGGCAGGTTCGCCAGTCCTCCAGCCGCGCGACCAGTTCGCGGCACTCATCCGAGGTGCCACCACATGACGCCTCGCATCATCTAGGAGACTCCAATGGCGGTCACCGCCACAAATCTCAGTTCTGTTGCGCCGATTCTGCTCCCTCCGCAGATCGCCGACCCGATCTTCCTCAAGACCACCGAGACGTCCGCCGTGCAGCAGCTCGCTCGCGAGGTGCCGCTGGACATCGACCGGCAGACGGCAATCCCCGTGCCGATGGACATTCCCGTCCCCGGCTGGGTAGCTGAAGGCCAGGCGAAGCCCGTCGGCGGAGGCGGCGTTGGCGCGAAGGTGCTGACCCCGAAGAAGCTCGCACTGCTTCTCCCTGTGTCGGAGGAACTCTGGCGGAAGAACCCGGCCGGGCTGTATGACATGCTCGAGCGGGATCTTCCGACTGGACTCTCGCGCTCATTTGACGCAGCGGCCATTCACAACATCGACCTGCGTTCGGGCGGCGTCGGACCGTTCGGCACCGGCCTCGCGGCAACGCCGAACACAGTCGCACTCGGCACGGCAACATCGGCACAGGGCGGCATGTACACCGACCTGTGGAATGGCGTCAGCAAGGTGGTCAACGCTCCGACGGCGGGCTACGACGTGACCGGCTTCGCCGCGGATCCTCGGCTCAAGCCGGAGCTGGCGACGAGCGTGGACGCCAATGGGCGGCCGTTCTTCGTCGACTCATCGTTCAACGCCAACGGCCCGTCGAGCATGGCGACGCTGATCAATCTGCCGGCCGCCTTCAACCCGGGCGTTTCCGGGCGCCTGTACCGCTCGGGCGACGCCGCGCAGGTGGTCACGATCAACGGTGTCCCGACCGGTGGCACGTTCAAGCTCATCATCGGCGGCTCCTCGACTGCTGCCATCGCCTTCAACGCAACTGCGGCGACCGTTCAGTCAGCGATCCAGGCGCTGAACACAAACGTTTATGGCTTCGGCGGTTCTCCGGCCGGTGCTGCGACAGTGACTGGTGGCGCGGGCGGTCCCTACACCGTGACGTTCCTCGCGGGTGGCGCCTCCGCTCCGATCTACGCGGACGGCTCCGGGCTGACGGGCGGCACGAACCCGTCGGTGACGGTCGCTCAGACCCCTTCCACCGACTCCGGCTTGCGGGCCGTCGGTGGCGACTGGTCGCAGTGCGCATGGGGCATCGCGGGCGGCATCACTATGCGTGTGAGCAACGAAGGCGGCTACGTCGACGCGCAGGGCACGACGCACTTCGCCTTGCAAGAGAACCTCGTCATTCTGCTCATCGAGACGTGGTACTCCTTCGCGGTCAACGATCTCGGCGCGTTCGTGAGTTACACCCACGCGGCCGGTTCCTGATGCCGGAGCTCGTCACCCTCGAAGAGGACGGCCCGTTCGGCAAGGCCGGCGATCAGGTGTGGGTCGACGACCCCGCCGACGTCGCCCCGAAGAAGCAAGCGGCCAAGAAAACGGCTGCGAAGAAGTCCGACTCGGACTGAAGCAACGACGGGTGCGGGGTGTCCATGCGGGCGCCCCGCATCGTGCTTCCCCCGCTAAGGCGATCCAGGGCGGTCCTCATGGGGCGTCTTTCTGCCGTCCGTCTATGTCGTCCTGCATCCCGCACCCGTCACCGCTGACAGGAGGCCGCTATGCCCGCTGCGACCAACGGTCAGCCGCTCACCCTGACGTTCCGCACGTTCAGTGACGCTGCGAACACGATCCCGGCCGATCCGACGACCGTGACGCTGTCGATCCGGTCGCCGGACGGCACTGAGCGCGTCTTCACCTGGCCACCGGACGGCGCGATCACCCACGTCTCGACCGGGGTGTTCACCGCCGTGGTGAATGACCCGGCCGGAACCTACGACTTCGAGTGGCTCGCCACCGGAGCTGTCGCGACGTCGCAGGACGGCTCGTACACCTACCTGGCGAAGTACCAGCACACGGCGAACGTGACGGTCTCGGACCTGGCGACGTACCTCGGCAACACGGCGCTGCTGAGCGTCACGTCGCAGGTCACTCGCGCGCAGTTCATCCTCGACCAGGCGCGAACGCTGTGCGAGTCCATCATCACTCCCCTGCCACCCGGCGCGGAGGCGGTGATCCTCGACGTCGCGGAGCGCGCGTTCTCCAACCCGACGACAAGTTCCGGCCTGCTCACCTACGAGGAGGGCCTCGGCCCGTACTCCGACTCGACGCCTGGCACTGTCGGGCGCGGCCTCTACCTGACGCAGGAGAACCGCGCCACTCTGCGCAGGCTGGCAGGCTCGGGTGGGGCGTTCACGATCGACACGACCCCGGCGAACGCTGGCACGCAGCTCCCCTGGTGGGACACGGGCGTGACGACGTTCGGTGACTTCGACCAGATCCCGACGTGAGTCTCGCTCTCGGCCCGATCGTCGACTACCTGGTGACGCAGGCGAAGGCCGCCGTGGCGAACATGACGGTCAACGGCGACCCCGTGCTGGTTTCCGACGGCCCTTACGACTCGCGAGCGGACGGCATGTTCGTCATCGGTCTCGCCGAACCGGAAGAGGGCGCGGTGACGCGCCCGACCGTGGTCAACCGCCAAGCCCTGACGCTCGGGCTGCCGATGAACCTGTCGGAAGCCGCTGACATCCCGTGCTTCATCGACGTGCGGATCGCCGGCACGCAGAAGCAAGCCCGCGATCAGGCCGAGGCGATCTTCAACGCCTTCAACAACGTGCTGCTCGCCGACCCCTCGGCTGGCGGCTTGATCTCGGGCGGGATGGCGCTCACCACAGCCGCTGAATGCTCGCCGTCACGTGTCGGCTCTGCCGCCGAGACGGGTCGGCGGTACTTCATCTCCTTCACCGTCCTCTGCACCGACGTCACGACCTAACTAGGAGCCCGAAATGGTGACCCGCATCTTCACCGGCGACGACGAGGTTTACGTCCCGGACCTCGGCCAGTGGGTGAAGCCCGGTGACGAGGTCGAGTTCGACGAGGCGCCGGACTCGGAGGTCTGGAAGACCCCGGCG